ATTTAGATGAAAGAAGTCCATTAGGAATAGAACCTATATTTGTTCAGACTCAATTCGTATATGCTGATATGTCAATTAGAGTTAAGTATACTAGAAAGACTACGGAAAAGACAGAAGCTGATCTTGAGGCTTTAGTAAGAACTGCAGTTGCTGCTTATTCGGATAACAATTTAGAAGACTTCAATAAAACGCTAAGATCGTCAAAGCTTTCTAGTGTTATTGATGCATTGGATACTGGAATTGAGAGTAATGAAATAACAGTAACACCTATTATTGAATATTCTCCACCTCTTAATTATAATACGAATCCAACGTTTAAGTTTGAAACTAGTTTAGTTAAGCCTTATCCTTTTAAGAGTACAAGTGGTTTCACAGATTATAAACCTGCTATTAAATCAAGTGTGTTTGATGTTAAAGGTACTTGTGTATTTTTACAAGACGATGGTTTAGGAAACATGATGTTAGTTACTGATGAAGTAACAAATCCACAGATCACTAATCCTACTGCAGGTACGGTTGATTATACAACAGGGTTAGTTAAGCTAACAAACTTTGAAGTAGAATCGTTTACAGGTAGTGCAATTAAGATTACAGCGAAAACAATAGAAAACGATATTAAAGCTCCAAAAGGTCGAGTGTTTATTATACGAGATACCGATGTTAAAATAGCAATGGATTTAGAAGAGTTTAAATCTCCAGTAGCAACTCAGTCGGCAACGAATCCACCTAACACTACTATTAATACAGCTTACTAATTAGAGAGAACAGATATGCCGCAAGGTAATATAGAAAAGAATCTATCGCTTTTTATTAAGCAACAATTTCCGGCGATATATCGTGAGAACGGACCTGAACTCGTTCAATTAACTGAAGACTATTATAAGTTCTGTGAAACTCAAACGAAGCAGTCTATATATCATCAGCGAAGAATATTTGAGCATAAAGATATTGATAGTACTCTTGAGAGTATGATTATATTCTTTAAAAAGAAATACCTTGATAATCTTCCTCTTAAAGCTAACATAGTTAAATTTGTAGTTAAAAACATTCTTGATCTTTATCGTTCAAAAGGTACTAAGCGCGGTATAGAATTATTCTTTGCTATATTCTACGAAGAGTTTGATATTGAAATACTTTATCCATCTGAAAGAATGGCTAAGGTTTCCGATAGTGAATGGAGACAAGGTGTATACCTTCAAATGTTTCCAAACGATGGAGTGTTCTTATCTAAGACTGGCGTAGAGTATACTTACTTTGATATACTATCTCGTAATATTACTGGGTCTGTTTCAGATGCAAAAGCTGCTGTAAGATCAGTTAACTTCTTTATTCTAAATAACATTAGAACTCCTGTTATATATCTTGATGATATTAAAGGAAACTTTACTAAGTATGACGATGCATACACAATCATTAATGGTGAGTTAGTTAACTTCGGTAAAATTAATGGTTCTCTTTCAAACTTTGAAGTTGATACAAATGACGCAGCTGTAACTGGAATTGAGATCGGCGCTGTTTATAATGTTAAACAAAAAGACGGCAACGCAGGTAAAGCAATTGTTACAGAAATTTCAGACGAGATTACTGGTAAAGTAGAATATGATTTAGAAGATGGCGGTTATGGCTATCAGTTAAACAACACAAGGTTATTGGTTTCTAATCAGTCTATCATTACAAATAATGGTATAGGTGGTTATAACGAAGGATTTATTCAGTATGAAGTAGTACAAGATCAACTTGGTAACTCTGGTGTTGTTATTGGTCAGAACGAAAGCTCTATCGGTATTAAGATGGATAGCAATGATGCGTTTACATTCGCAAGTGTTGTGACAACGGTTAGGCCAGCTATTGATGGTGTAGCTCAAACTCAATTAACAATTACTATTGCTTCAAACGGTAACGAAGTAACTACAAGAAACGATACTTCTCCCGGTCCGTTATATCCAGATACATCTGATATTTCTCATGTTAAAGTTAGTGCTTTAGTAAATACTTCGGTTGCGTCTGTTATTACAGATCCTATAGCACCACATCTAGGAACAGTACTTAATGCTGGTGATTATGAAAGTACAGCAGCAATGTCAGGTACTGCTTCTCCAGTTAATTTAACAACGCCACTTAATACTGCGTTTGCTATTCAAGATCTTACTATTGGTGAAATTGCTGGGTTTGAGAATATCAACCCTGGTGCTGGTTATAGAAACGATGTGTTTGTTGCTATTCAAGATAATATATTTAAGAACTTTGAGCGAAGGAATCAGGTTATACGATTCACTGATGCTGGTGATGCTGGAAGTTTCTCAATAGGCGATAGTATTACAGAAGTAAGTGCAGCGGCAACCAAAGGTCGTATTGTAGCTATTAATTCAAACAGTGGATCCATTACAGTAATTCCATTTAGTTATAATGGATTTAACGGAAGTGATATAAAGCTTACAAACTCTGTAGGAGCTAATAGATCAGTATCTGGTGTTGGATACGATTATTCTGTTGGGGCTAGAGTAATGGGTGATAACGCTATCATGGATGCTGAAACTAAATTTGCATTCGGTAGAACTAAATCGGTTAGTATACTATCATCAGGATTCGGTTATGTTGATTATGGAAAGCCAGTAGCTGACGATGATAATATTGCATTCTCACTTGGTAAGGGTTGGTTAACTGACGACAGCGATAATGTAATTGCTAAAGGTTGGATATCTAATGATAAACAAGGTGTTACTGAAGGTTACTGGGCTGGAGAGAATAGCCACTTAAGTGGATACATTCAGAAGAGTGTTACTTCAAGCGAAACAATATTACCTAATTCAAACTTTGCGCTTGCAGTAACGGCAGTTGCTGTAGGTACTGATCCTATTGCGTCTGTGGGAGACTTAGCACCGGAATTTAGAAACTGGTTAAGCAGTATAGCATCAGACGGTTTCACGTACGGTGATATTAATATGGACGGCTCAATTACTTCAGCCGATGCATTAGAATTTGTTAAGCTTCCAGCTGGGGCTGCAACTGCAGCATCTGTAGCAAGATGGAACAATATCATTGCTCCTAATATGAAAGGTAGAAGTTGGTATAAACTACAAGAAAATATAATCTGGGTAACAGATGTAGAGACTAACGTATACGATCAAGAATACTATGACTCAGGAGTAAGAGTACAAGATAGTGATTACTTCCAAGAGTATTCATACCAAATTAAATCTTCTATGCCACTTCAGGAATACGAAGAATTATTAAAACAAAATGTTCACTTAGCAGGTAGTAAACTGTTTGGTGACTTTATATTCAAAGCCGAAGTTGCTTCGACAATCCACCTAGATTCTTAAGACTGTTCAATGATGATGGTTATGGGTCTGCGTTCGACATTGCTAATACAAGTTTACTTGAAGCATCGGTTACAAACTTTACTGTTGATAGCACGTTTGTTAGTGCTGACCACGAACCAGTATAATAAATATTTAAAACAAAGATTCTCTTTAGGAAAAGGCCATGACAAAACAAGTAGTTAATTTAGGTGCAAGCGCAAACGATGGGACAGGTGATCCAATACGAATTGCGTTCGATAGAGTAAACGACAACTTTAATGAAGTTTACAACGCATTGGGTAATTCACAGAATCCAATAGATTTGTTTGATAACGCAGGCGCGCTTGATCTGAATGGCAAACCACACAAAGTATCTTTCTTATATGCTACTAAAGCATTAGTCGATGCAGTGTCGCCTTCAACTTATCATGGTGCTATGGCGCATGCACACGATACTGGCGCTGTGTATTATGCACATGGTTCATGGAGAGGATTGCTTTCTGATAACTCTGCTGGTGATATTACAAACTACGTTGACCCGTTAAATCTAATATCATATAAATCCAATGTTACTAACGAAGATAATTCTGCAAATACTGCAAACCTTGTTCTTAAGACAGTTGGTGATGGTACTTATACATGGGCACTTCCATCAGCAGATGCAATAACTCTTAATACTCCTACTGATGTTACTATTAGTAATCCAGCGTTAAATCAAGTATTAACTTACAATGGTTCCGCATGGGTTAACTTAGCAGCACAAGGTGGCGGCGGTGGCGGTGGAGATTATGATAATGCAGCCGTAGATACTCATTTAAATACTGG